CGGACTGGCCGAAGGTCGACATCCATTTCCACTCGGCCGCGAGTACCAGCGCCACTCACGGGGTCGTGCGCCGGGTCATGCAGGCCGGCGACACGAACCCCGTTTTGGTGCACACGTCCGGGCGGTTCGTCGCTATCCCCGTGGCCGTTCAGGGTGTTGATCTGGCTACGCCCGAGGATGTGACGCCGGCTTTTGACGACAACGCCGGCGTTGTCGCTCCGTCGGTGCGCGGGCCGTCGGCCACGCCGGCTGCCGCTGCGTCGCTCGGATTGTTCTTTTTCGCGGCCCGCAACAACACCAACGGTCAGGCGACGACCTTCATCCCGGATGGCGCCCTGACCGAGCAGGATGACGTCTCGTCGGCCGTTGCGGCTGCATCTAACGCCGCGATCGAGCTGGCGTATGCCGCTCTGGTCGGCACGTCGCCTACCGGAACCAAGACCGCCATCGCGTCCAGCTCGACCATTCAGAGCATGGGCTCGACGATCATCGTGCGCCCCGCGGCAGTCAGCGTGGCTGACGGCGCGACCGTGCGAGTTGACGGATCAGAAACTCGCTGGGACATCGGCGCGCCCGATAAGCGCTGGCGGATAGACGGACCACGTGGCGACCGCTTCGACGTCGGGTCATGACGTACGCTTCGCACGAGACAATCGGGAGGTGAGACGGTGGGCATCGAGCGCTATTCGTCACTGTCGCTGGAGAGCGTCCCGTTCAGCGTCGCCGCACAGCGCAACGGCGCCGTCTACAACCCGACCTCGGCGGCGTTTTCGGCGGCGTTCCTGCCCGAAGCCGGTAATCCGGCCCCGGGAGACTGGAAGGCGGGCACCTGGGAGACCACGGTGATCGGAACATACGTCGGTATCGTGAAGATCGGCCCCGGCGGCGTGGTGCAGCTCTCCCCGGGCGAGTATTACGCCTGGACCAAGATAGTGGATGCGACGCTGGGCGAGACCGTGATCGCCCAAACCGGCAAGATCATTATTTACTGAGGAGGTACGCGTGACCGTCGCCCCCGTCATCGGCGTGACGACCGAACAGAAGGTCACGCCCTACATCTCCCCCGCCATGTTCCGCAACGACTCGCGCCGCGGCGTCGACCTCGCCTCGCTGGTACCCAACGGTCCGGCAATCGAGCAGGATGCGGCCCTGGCGCGCCATATCCGCCAGGCGACCGCGGTCATGGACTCGTTCCTGTTGCAAAGCCTGGCGGCCACGATCGATACCGAGTTCGGCGAGGTGCACACCGACCGGTCCGGGCGGATCAAGTTGCAGACACGCTTCCGGCCGGTCATCGCCCTGACCGCCTTCTCGATCGGCGCAGACCCGAGCCAGATGACCGCCATGTCCAGCCTGGCCGGCACGGCGGTCATGCCCGATCGCATCATCGTGACGCCCGGTGCGGTCGGCTGGATGACAAACCAAGGCCCATTGCAGTTCGGCGCGATCGCACCCATGCGCGACGCGTACGCGTCCTGGTCGTACTGCAACGGCTATCCGGTCACCTGGCTGACCGCGGGCGCCGCAGCCGCCGCTACGCAGATCGCCGTCGCCGACACCACGGGCATCATCGCCGGCCAGACGCAGCTGAGCATCCAGTCAGGAGTGCACCCGTTCACCTTCGTGGCCGGCGCCGTCTCCACTGCTTCCGGCGGCCTCGGGACCGGTCCGGGCACGGTCGTCTGCCCTGCTTTGCCGTATGCGGTGACTACGTCGATAGACTATCCGACGTACGTCACCGCACTGCCTGATGATGTGATATACGGTTGTGTGCTGGCCACTCGCGCGTTGATCAAGAAAACGAGCAGCGGAAACATCAGCTCGCAGACGAACAACTCTGGTCGCGACAAAGATTCGCTCGACGCCGGCGACGACATGGCGATGATGTATGAGCTGATCGACTCCTACCAGGTGCCGCAGACGTGACGACGCCGTGGACTCCGAGCCCGAACCCGGGCGGCCAGCATCGGCGTCTGGTGCGCACCGTCGTGCAGCAGTGGATCAAGGCACAGCAGATTCAGGGCCTGGATCGCGTCTACCGGTCGGTGCCGCCTGAGGTGCTGATGACCGAGTACGCCTCCGGCAGCACGTACGCCTGTCAGGTAATGGTCGTCGTCGACGACACCTCGCAGTCCTTCGACGCGCTCACCGGCCCCACCGACCCCGGCGGCTACCAGGCCACTCGATCGGTTCGCCTGCTGGTGCGGCACCGCGCCTTCGAGATCTCCGAGGGCGACTGGGACGACGCCCAGGACGACCACGACCGCATCGTCGATGCGCTGGAAGACTGCCTGCGCGGCAACGGCCGCGACCTCGGCCGGCCGGATGTCATCCTCGCTTCGGCGGTGACGCCGCGCGAGGCGGCCATCATCACGACCATGGACCCCCCGGTTTACGGCAACGGAAACCGTGACCAGTGGTCGGAGATTCAGTTCAACGTGATCCAATACATCCAGCGTCAGCCGTAGGAGGAAAGATCATGGTCAAGAGAGGCACCCCTGCCAGTGCGCAAGATCTGATTGAAGCCGCGGGCGAGGCGCGCGCGCGCGCGGCCGACGCCGGTGACGACGACGAGGCGTCTGCGCTGCACCGGACCGCAGACGAGCTGGAGGCTGTGGCCCTCGCGGCCAACGAGCACGACAACTACGCTAGGTCCCACGCCGTGCAGGATGCGCCGGCGAGCCCCGCCGAGCACCCCGGAGAGTGACCCATGCCGACGCCTACCACCTGGCCGAGCGCTAAGCGATTCATTGCGACAGCCAAGGAAGTAACGCAGGGCACTGCGGTCGTTCCTCCCACCTGGACCCATCCGGTCAACGATTTTCAGCCGTCCGACGAGTACAACTGGCTCGTCGACTCGGCGCTGCGCGGCTCGATGGTCGACGTCTACGGCGAGGTTCAGGGCGTCGGGCACTCGGAGTTCTCCATCCCCGACTCGCCGCTGTTCATCGACGGGATCGGCTTCTGGCTCAAAAACATCCTCGGCGACATCACCACCACCGGTGCCAGCGCGCCATTCACGCACGCGATCTCGCTGCTCAACAGCGGCACCGCGCAGCCCGGCTCGCTGACTCTCGCCGACTGGCAGGGCACTCCGGCCACGTCGGCGGCGCGCCAGTACCCGGGCGCGTGCCTGTCCGAGCTGACCATCAAGGGCAATCCGGAGAGCACCTTCCTGGAATGGGGCTGCAAGGGCTCCGGCTGGCTGTCCGCGGCGATGGCCAGCGCGCCGACCAGCGCGCCGACGTCGGCGGCACCGCTGGGCGCGTGGCGAAGCGTGATCACCATCGGTGGCGTGCAGACGCTCGTCGCCGGCGAGTGGGAGATCACCATCGCGCGCGAGCTGTCCGTCGAGCACACCGCGCAGAACACCCAGCAGCCGTTCATCATCCAGCGCGGCGCGCTGGGCGTCACTGGCTCGCTGAAGTTTCTCAAGCCGGCTGACGAGACTGCGTTCACCTACATGGTCAACAACACGCAGCCGACGCTCCAGATCCTGGTCAGTAACGGCGGTGCGGGCGCCGCGCTGCTGAGCTTGCAGATCGACATCAACGCGGCGGCGTTCACCTCCAGTAAGATCAATCGGTCCGACCCCGCGGTCGGTTATGACAACGAGTTCACGGCCGTGGCCAACACGACCAACGCCGGCGCGTCGGGCGGCTACAGCCCGATCAAGATCACACTGCAAAACGCCGTGGCCGCAGCCATCTACTGATTCACCACGAAGGACGGGAATCCATGACCGACAGTGCCAAGATCGAAGACCTCGACCTGCCTTCGGGCGGCCTGGTTAGCTTCAGCTCGCTCGACGATCTCACCGGCCGCGACCTGCGCAAGCTGCGGGCCGCGCGCGACATCGAGGGCAACGGCAGCTTCTACAACGCGATGACGCAGACGGCTCTTGAGCTGCTCGTCGCCGAGTGGACGATCCCCGGCAAGGATCTGCGTACCCCGATGTACGACAAGCGGGCCGCAGACCAGCTCTCGGCGCGCGACTTGGCGGCCATCGAGCGGCACCTCATGCCGCACGTGCTGAAGCTGGTGGGCGACAACGAGGAAGACAGCGAAGATCGCTCACCGGGGTCCCCTTCTCGGCCCGTCAGCGCATAAGGGTCAAGCTGACGGGCGGTGACCCGCATCGCAAAGGAGCCGATCTCACCGAGCACGACCTGATGTGGGAACGCGTTCTGCATTACGGATGGTTCGCCGAGGTGTACCACTGGACGCCGGATCAGGTCGAGCGGCTCCCGCACTGGTACGCCGAGCGCATACAGGCATTCCACGCCATGGTGGAAGATGTGCGGCAGGAAGAGGCCGAAGCGGCACAGAAGGCGAGGTGACGGCGATGGGCAAGAGGATCGACGTCACCGGCCTGGCCGAGTGGAGGGCCGCGCTGCACAAGAAGGGCAGCGCGGTCAACCTGGCCACCCGCAAGGCGACCACGAAGAGCGCCCACATCGTCGAGCGCGCCGTCAAGCGTGAACTCTCGCGGTACCCCCACTCGCCGGGCACTCCGACTCCGGCCCCGCCGGGCGGCCCGCCTGGGCTGGTCACGGGCACGTTGCGCCGCTCGGAGCGCGTCACGCCGGCTCGCAGGCACGCCGCGGGTGTCTGGTCGGCCATGGCCGGGCCGACGACGGACTACGGGCGCGCCCAGGAGCTCGGCTATCGCCCGCGACGCCTACCGGCCCGGCCGTACCAAAAGCCCGCCACACGCGCCCAGCTCGCTAACATCAGGCGTATCTATCGGGACGCGTGGGCGGAGGCTCTGAGGGCATGAGCGAGGAATACCTCCCGCCGATCGTCACCAAGCTCAAGGGCGACGCCTCCGATCTGCTGCGCGCGTTCGGTGAGGCCGAGCTCGCGGCCAAGGCATTCGGCTCGACCATGGGCAAGACCGGCGACGACGTCGACAAGTCCACGGCCAAGATGGGCAAGGACGTCGACGAGTTCAACCGCCTGGTCACCAAGCGGATGAAGGCCGGCGAGACGGCGGTCAAGACCATCGACCGGGAGTCCGAACATCTGAGATCGACGATCCTGCGTCTGCGCAAGTCGCTCGGCAAGGGCGACGACGAGGGCCTGTTCAAGCAGATCCGCGACGCGCAGGCCGACCTCCGGCGGCTGGAGGGCTTCGCCGACACGCTCACTCCCTCTCTTCAGGGAGCAAGCGGCGCCATGGCCGGTCTGGGCAAGGCCGCGGCCTCGCTCGGCGGCCCGGGAATGATCATCTTCGGTCTGGCCATCCTTGCTGCGATCGGCCCGCTGACGTCGATCGTCGCAGCGCTGGCCGACCTGGTCGGCCTGGTCGTTGTGATTCCGGCCGGGCTGGCGACGCTGACCGCGGCGATCATCCCCATGGTGGTCGCCTTCCGCAACTTCGGCGACGCGATCTCGGCGATCTCCTCCGGCGACGTCGACAAGATCAACGAGGCGCTCAAGAAGCTGTCGCCGTCGGCGCGCTCGGTCGCCCGCGAATTCCAGCACCTGTTGCCGCAGCTGCGCAGCCTGCAGAAGGTCGCCCAAGAGAACTTCTTCCGGCCGTTGCGCGGTGACCTGACCGTGCTCGCGCACAGCCTGCTACCCACCCTGCGCAAGGGTTTCGGCGATGTCGCCAAGGCACTCGGCGAGCTGGTCGACAAGTTCGTCACCTTCCTCTCGCAGCCCAAGGCCGTCGCGGGCATTAACAAGATCTTCGAGTCGACGACGCGCATTCTGCGCAGCCTGATGGACGTGGCGCCGGCGCTGTTCGCCGGTCTCGGCAAAGCGATCTTGGCCATGCTCCCGGCCGTCGAGAAGATCGCCAAGTGGTTCGCTCAGGCTGCTGTGAACTTCGGCAACTGGCTCGGCAAGGCCGCCGAGTCCGGCCAGCTGCAAGCCTGGCTCGATGACGCGCTCAAGACGCTGGGCGAGCTGTGGGATCTCGTCAAGGCCGTCGGCGGCCTGCTCGGTACGATCTTCGGCGCGCTCGACGACACCGGCCGGGATTTCATCGGGACCCTCACCGACCTGGTGAACAAGTGGAACGACTGGCTGAAGTCAGCCGAAGGTCAGAAGTCGCTACAGAGTGCCATCGACACCATGCACGACCTGATCAGCGCGATCGGCCTGGCGGTTCACTGGATCGGCATGCTCGTCGGTGCCGCGATAGCTTTCCGCGACTTCTGGAAGGCGCTGCCCGGCAGGATCGGCGACGCCTTCTCCTGGCTCGGTGACAAGATCAGCGAAATGTGGAATACGCTGGTCGGCTGGGTCGCCAGCGCGCAGACCAAGATCGGCGAATTCGTGGACGGCGTCGCCAACTGGTTCTCCGAGCTGCCGGGCAAGATCGCGGCCTTCCTCGCGCCACTGCCGGGCAAGATCGCGGCGTTCTTCGCCGACGGCGTGCACCGCGTGCTGTTCCTGGTTGGCTACATGGCCGGCTCCGTAGTCCGATTCTTCATGGAGCTGCCGGGCCGAATCGCCACCTGGGTGACGTCCACCTGGACCATGATCAAGACCAAATTCCGTGAAGGCGTCAACGCTGTGGTCGCCTTCGCCCAGGCACTGCCTGGACGCGTCGCGGCGTACTTCTCGGCCCTGTGGAGCTCGGCCGTCGCCTGGTTCACCAAGACCAAGCACAGCATGGCCGAGCAGATGAGTCAGGCCGTGGCCGCGGCGATCGGCTGGCTCAAGAGCCTTCCCGGCCGCGCGATCACCGAGCTGGGCAATCTTCAGCGTCGAGTTTTGAGTTTCTTCAAGGGCGCCAAGAGCTGGCTCTACGACGCGGGCAAGGACATCGTTCGCGGCATCATCGACGGCGTGAAGAGCCTGCAAAACTGGGCCATCGACAAGATCAAAGATTTTGCCGGCGACATCCTCAGCGGCTTCAAGAAGGCACTGGGTATCAGCTCGCCGGCCAAGGCGTTCATGGAGCCTGGCGAATGGTCTGCGGTCGGTTATCTCAAAGGCTGGCAAAGTCGTATCAGCGACGTGCGCAAGGCGATGGCCAACAGTGCGGCCTCCCTGGTGGGCGGCGTCGTCAATGTCACCACCGCGCCTGCGGCTCACTCGCTCGTCGCGGCGGGCGCGGGCGGGGGCGGGCAGCAGATGTGGGGCGAAGCGGTGCTCAACATCGACGGCGAACAAGTCGCCCGGGCGATCATCGCCCCGGCGCAGCGACGCGACCTGCGTAGCGGGACGACCGGGCTGACCGGCCGGAGGGTCCGCTGATGGCCGCCATGACGCAACGCCCGGACTATTGGTTTGGGCTGGCGCTCAATCGCGACCCCAACGATCCGACCGTCAGTCAGCTGTGGACCGACTGGACGAACAATTTCATGTCCGCGCGCAACCTGGAACGCGGACGCAACTTCGAGCTCGATCAGCCGCTCGCGAGTCAGCCGGGGCTGACCCTGCGCGATGTGAACGAGTACTTGAATCCGGCCAACGCCTCCAGCCCGTACGCCGGACTCGTGCAGCCCTATCGTGAGACGTGCATGCTCGGCGTCTGGCCGAACGCCGGTACCGGCAACCTGATCAACTCGGGCACGTGGCGAGGCAACAAGATCGACGCGTTCGATCCGAGTTTTGAGAGCTACGTGACGGGTGCGGGCGCCCCGAACTGGGTCACCGCCATCGGAACGTCGCCGGTCGTCGCGACTGGTACGCCCTTCCAGGGAACCAAGTCGTTGCGCTACGGCGTGACGGCCGGCGCCGCCCCGCGTGGAGTATCGTGGCCGATCGCCTGCGTCCCAGGACGTCAATACACCGTCAGCGCATACGTCAACCAAGACTCGGCGAGCCTTCAGGTCATCGCCGTTCAGCAGACGATCGCAGGTGACGCGTTCCGGCGCACGTCGGCCAGCACCTGGACGAACGCCGACGGTCCAGGGTCGCCCGGGCCGGCGTGGACCAACACCGGCGGCGTAAACGCGGACCACACGGTCTCGGGCGGACTGGGTCGCATCGCGATCGACGGAGTCAACGCCGTTCGCTATGACGTCGTTGGGGCGAGCGTGCTCGACGGCACGATCTACGCCGATGTCATCGCACCGGTGGCCGCCACCGGCTCCTACATCGCCCAAGGCGTGGTTGGACGGTATGCCGACTCCAGCAATCACTATCGCGCGTATGCGACATTCGAAACCAACGGCAAAGTGGGGATCGCACTAGTTCGCCGAGTCGGCTCGGCGAATACGACCCTTGCTACCGTGGTCACGTCCATGACCTACACAGCCGGCCAGGTGTTCCGCGTTGCTCTGGACTTCGAGGGCCCTGTACTGAATGCCCGCGTCTGGGCGCTTGGGGCCAGCAATACGAACACGTGGACCACTGGCGACATCGTCGACGCGAGCCCGATCACCGCGGCCGGGAAGGTCGGCGTGATGACCTTCCTGGACCTCGGCAACACCAACACGCTGAACTTCACGGTGGCGTTCGACAATTTCAACGCAGAAGGCTGGGTCGTGGGCAGCTCGACCGCCACGACCAGCAGCTATGTGCGCCTGACGTCCAGCTTCACCGCAACCCAGCCGGGACAGGCCGTCAAGGTCGTCACACAGGGTACGGCGGTCGTCGGCACGATGAACATCGACGCCATTCAGCATGAGCAGGGCGTCGCAGCCACTACCTTCACGACGACCGGCGCGGTGATCTACCCGCTGTTCCGGCACAATGCCGAACGCTGGCCGCGGCGCTACGAATCGGCAGGCTTCGAGGGGTACACCGATCCTGCGGGCGTCGACGCCTTCGCCGCGCTTAATGCGATCGTGCTGGAGACCGAGTACGCGCAGGCGGTTCTCGCCCTGGACCCGGACTACTACTGGCGACTCAACGACGGCACCGAGACGTCACAGTTCGCGGACACCTCTGGCAACGGAAGATCCCCCCTCGTCAGCGTCGCCTCCAAGTTCGGTGCCGGCACCGCGCCCGTGCCGGGGTCCACGCTGGCGTTGGTGGGCGATCCCGGCGCCGTGGGCGTGGAGTTCGCCTACACCGTGGGCGGCTCGACGGACAAACGCCTTGGGACATGCCTGGGAGCGGGTTTCGGGGCGTACCCGGCCGCCTCTAATCAGCGCCTCTCGCTGCCGCCCTCGGTCGAATTCGTAACCGGTTTCACGTGGGGCTTGACCTTCGCGGCCTGGGTGTCCGGAGCCTCGCTGTCAGCGGGGTCTCCCGACACGGAGGGCGTCATAGCGCAGGCGCTCGGCACGACCGCCGGAGGTTTCTCCCGGCCGCTCGATGTGCAGACGGATGGTGTCTACTTCCAGAACGGCTCGTCGATCATCTCTCGGCTCTACTCCGGAGGCGCGGACGCGGCTGACGGCCTCCCCCACTTCGTCTGCGGGACGATCTCCCAGACCGTGGGCGGGAATACGACCATCACTGCTTACTTGGACGCGACGAGCGCTCAAACGATAGTGTCCACCTCGCCGAGCAATTTCTTGGCAGCCCCGGCTCCGGCGTTCATGGTCGGTGGCGCCTTCTTCGGCACGGCCTTCGGCGGAATGCTCAATGGAGTCGTCGGGCATGTCGCCATCTGGAACAGAGAGCTGACGGCGGCAGAAGTCGCCAGTCTCCGTACAGCCGGCATGACGGCCTTCAACGGCGAAACCACAGGCGTCCGCACGCAGCGACACCTGACCCTCGGCGGATATTCGGGGCCGACGCGCATCACCACCGCCGCGCCGGCGACCACGATGCAGCCGCCCAGTTGGTCTGGTCAGCTCGACCTGTTCACCGACCTGCAAGAAAACGTGATCGCCGAGCAGGGCGCGGCCTGGGTGGCGCCAGACGGGGCGATCGTCTTCGAGACGCGCCAAGATCGCTGGCTGCGCCTGACTCCCCGGCTGGTCATCGGTGAGGACACCGCGGCCGGCGAGATCCCCTACCTGCTCGAAGGCATGAAATTCGACTTCGATCCGACCTACGTCTACGCGAACGTGCAAGTGAGCCGCAACAACGGAGCCACGGCGCAGGGCGGCACCCTGACGGACATCGCCACAGCCGCACGCCGGTACTTCCCCCGGGCACTGCCGCCGCTGTCGGCGGATTTCCAGACCGACGACCTCGCACAGAGCGCGGCTAACTGGATCTTCAACACGCACGACGCTCCGTTGAACCGCGTCGAGTCGATCACCATCGACCCCTCGGCGAACCCGGCACTGTGGCCGGTCGCGTTGTCGATCGAGAACGGCTGGCGAGTCACCGTGAAGCGTCGGGCGAAGGCGGCCAACGGCGGCGCGGGGCTGACGATGTCCGATGATTACTTCGTGGAGAAGGTCTCGATCCCTGCGATCGACCCCGACAAGGGAATCTTCCGCGTCAAGGTCCAGCTGTCGCCGATCGGCGCGGTCGGCGTGCAGCCCACCGCGCAACCGTGGATCTTGAACAACACGACGTACTCCG